CCTTGACCCCAGCCATATCCGCAGCCCAAAGGCAAAGTTTGATCCAAGCAAGATCGACAGCCGGAATATCATGGCTGGCTTGGCTGGCGCTGGTGTTGCTACTGGCCTAATGCTGCCGGGTGAAGACAGGAATGGCGGAATATGACCGTTTCAGAATTCCCCACGCCCGCCGAGAAATACCCAGACCAGGAACAATGGAACCGGGTTCACACCGCAGCCACGCGCCAGATCATGCTGGGGCGAATGAATAATGTTCTGGATGTAACGCTGGACGCATCGTCTGCCAGCACAACGGTGACGGACGCTCGGATAGGAGTGAACACGGTCGCCATTTGCGTCCCAACTACGGTCAACGCGGAGGCTTTGGCGATCTGGCCCTATAGGGATTTTTCGGCACCTGTAAATGGCAGCATGAGTGTAATCCATACGTCTGATGCTAATTCGGACTTAACATTCAAAATGATATTGGTGGGATAGCTATGGCACTATTTTCAGGCGCCCCTGCGGCGGCGTCATACTGGGGCGGTCCTGGCGGGAACACCCTAATCAACCCCGCAGCGGCCCAGCCCGCCCTGCTACAGCCCAGCGGCTACAATTACAGCACGGGCGGTGCGCCGGTGCCGTTCGGCTACGGATCAAGCGCAGCCAACCAGCCCACCATCGAAAGCGCGGGCGGCGGCGGTGCTGGCGGTGCGGCTGGCGGCGGCGGAAGCGGTGCTGGCTGGATGAATGCCCTGGCGGTGGCCCCGACTGCGCTGGGAGTAGCAAACAGGTTCAGGTTGTTGGACCCGATCAAGGAGGGCATTTCCGACGCCTGGGACGCGACGGACATTCCCAACCCCTTTAGTGGGGCGGGCGATTATATTTCGGGGTTGTTTGGGGGGCCGACGACTGCGCCCCCGATTGGTTCACTCGAAAATATGCAATCCGTATTTGGCGACCCGTCAGCGGCCACCGGCTATGATGCTTGGATGGGCGGCGTTGGCGGGACGCCTGCATCTGCCCCGCCCGTCCCCGGCACTTGGGGCCACTTCACAGGCGG